TCGAGGGCTACGATAAATTACAGGACCGTTCTGATACAACGTTGTTAACCGGAGAAGAGATTAACGAAAATCCGACAGCAAAGAAACTTATCGACGAGGGTTCTGTAGATGTCGCATTTATACCGAATACAGGCCCGCAAACCGATTTCTTGGCTTCGGCAGAGAAAGAGGTGCTGTATGGAGGGGCTGCTGGTGGAGGTAAATCTTATTCTATGCTCATGGACCCGCTTAGATATGCACATCGAGCGAAACACTCAGCGTTAATTCTACGTCGTTCTATGGGCGAGTTAATGGAGCTTATCGATATTTCTCGTCAGATTTATCCAAGAGTATTTAAAGGCGCGAAATACAAAGAGGCAGAAAAACGTTGGATTTTTCCTTCTGGCGCTACAGTTCGCTTTGGTTATCTGGAACAAGACCAAGATGTATATCGATACCAAGGGCTACAGTTCTCATGGATCGGTATTGACGAAATAACACAATACCCAACCCCGTTTCCTTGGGATTATCTACGTTCTCGTTTACGTACTACAGATCCTGAGATCCAAACATATATGCGATGTACAGCCAACCCCGGCGGTGTCGGAGGTTGGTGGGTTAAAAAAATGTTCATTGATCCTGCAGAGCCGGGAGATGCATTTTGGGCAACAGACATTGAAACAGAAAGTACCCTTACTTATCCGAACATTGATGCCGTGGACGAGGAACTCCGCGGTAAGCCGTTATTCCAAAGGCGCTTTATTCCCGCGAAACTTCAGGACAATCCTTACCTTATGGAAAATCCTGAATATCTTGCGATGTTGGCATCTCTGCCGGAAACACAGAGGAAACGTCTTCTAGAAGGTGACTGGGATGTTGCAGATGATTCTGCGTTCCCTGAATTCCATAAAGATTATCACACTATTAATCCTTATGAATATCCGGATATTTTTCCGAATGGACAAATTCCAAATAGTTGGCGTCGATTTAAGATGTGTGATTATGGATACGTCGCCCATACTGGCGTTCTCTGGTGTGCGATGGATACCTTTGGAAACAAGTATATTTATAAAGAACTGTATCGCAAGAATTTAGACGCTGCTTCGCTCGCGTATGCTATTGCCGAGATGGAAGCGGATGAGCCTCGAGAAGTTCCCGGAGTACTGGATGCTCAATGTTGGGAAAATAAAGGTACAATGTCTAAATCTATTGCAGATACTATGATTGAGATGGGTATTAAATGGCAAAAGGCTCCAAAGGGACCGGGTAGCCGTTTAAATGGTAAAGCTGCAATCCATAAGGAATTACGTATTAGTCCTGAAACTGCAGATGTCGGATTAAAAATTCTGACTACTTGCCCTAATCTTATAAGAACTCTACCTATGCTTCCGTTAGATAAAAACAATCCGGAAGATGTAGATACTAATTTCGAAGAAGATCATTTATATGATGCCCTTCGTTATGGGCTAACCAGCCCACTCGCTACTCGCACAGTACATCCGAATGAACTTGCGTTTAGAAGAAAAAGGGAGACACATAAAGTTCTCTCAGATACCTTTGGTTATTAAGGAAGATACATGTATAAAACTTTTAATCCTAGTGAAGTACGGAAAGCGGGTACGTTTAATCCTGATGAGGGCCCTGCCTACCGTAATAAAAAAGATTGCGTAGAAAAACAGGGCTTGGATGCTGGTAGCACTTCTGGTCCTTATATTCAAAACGCAGGTGGTAAGCCTACTAAGCGTGGGGATACTAAAGAAGGTCTTAACGACGCCTATGATATGTCCCTTCAAAAAGTATACCCTAAAAACACTAATAGGTAAATTAAATGAGTGATAGCACTGAAAATTTGCTCGGGCTGGAAAATATTGCTGATAAAGAAGCAGCCAAAGAGCTAGAAAATATTAGGAAAGAAGTTCCGGGCTTAGTAGCTGCTATCCAAGATAGATTTGAGCGAGCTGAGAATGGACGCGCCGCGGATGAAATGCGTTGGCAGAAAAACTATGCTGATTATCGAGGTAAATATACTTCTGGTACGGACAATCTCAGCCGCGAACCTAACAGATCTAAAGTATTTGTGAAAATCCCTAAGACAAAAACTCTAGCTGCCTACGGACAGCTCCTCGATGTTTTATTTCCTACTACTAAAAGTTATCCTTTGGAAATCCGTCCTACGGAAATTCCTTATGGTATCGCAGAATACGCGCATTTAGCCGATAAGAATGAAACTAAATCAGAAATTCCTGCAGAATGGGATGTTGGTTATGTCGGGGATGGTAGAGATGCAGTTCTTGGAGGTGCCGCCCATAAATATCCGGAAGGCGACTGGGTAGCAGGTCCTGCAGCGCCGAACAAACCAGAAATTAAACCCGCAGATCTTGCAGCAAAAGTAATGAATAAAACCATTCAAGACCAGCTAACAGAGACAGATGCCAGTAAAGTACTTCGTTCTGCGCTCTTTGAAAGCTGTCTGTATGGGGCGGGAGTAGTAAAAGGGCCCTTCACAGAGACACGACTTGTCCATGATTGGAAAATCGATATGGATAAAGACACGCAAGAAGTCTCTAGTGAGTACAGCCCGCAGGAAAAAGATATTCCTGTATTATCTGCACCTTCTATCTGGAATATCTACCCAGATCCTTCTACTACTTGCGCAGATGATTGCGAATTTATGATTGAGCGTCATATTATGACAGACTCTAATCTCCGTGCACTGAAACGACGTCCATTTTTCAATAAAGAAGGTATTAATCAAGCTTTATTGAAAGGCCCTAACTACTTCCAAAGAGGTTGGGAACATGTCGTTACGGATAAAGATTATGATGACAAAGAAAGTACTCGTTATGAAGTTTTAGAATTTTGGGGTACTTTAGATATAAGTCTTGCAGAAGAAATCGGCCTTGATTTAGGAGATGATTTTACAGGGCTGGACGAAGCTCAATTTAACGTATGGATATGCGGAGACGAGATTCTTCGTGTTGTAGTAAATCCTTTCATTCCAAAACGACTTCCTTATCATATTTTTCCTTATGAATTTAATCCTCGCAGCTTGTGGGGTATTGGTGTTGTGGAAAATATGGCAGATGCAACAGAAATTATGAATGGTCATATTCGTATGGCTATTGATAATCTTGCATTGTCCGGAAATATGATCTTCGATGTTGATGAGGCTGTACTTGTACAGGATCAAGATTTCGAACTTTATCCGGGTAAAGTATTTAGACGGCATTCAGGCCAAACACAGGCCGGAATTAATGCTATTAAGTTCCCTAACACAACAACTGAAAATATGCAGATGTTTGATCGGGCGCGTCAGTTAGCAGATGAAGAAACAGGAATGCCTTCTTATAGTCACGGACAAACAGGCGTAAATAGCACTACTCGTACGGCGTCTGGTATGTCTATGCTTTTGGGTGCAGCGTCCCTTAACATTAAAACCGTGGTAAAGAATGTGGATGATTACCTCTTACGGCCTTTAGGTGAGGCCCTCTTCCACTGGAACATGCAGTTCAATCCTGACCCACGTATTAAGGGCGACCTCGAAGTCAAGGCTTTGGGTTCTGAGGCGGTAATGCAGAAAGAGGTACGCAGCCAGCGACTCACCCAACTTCTACAAATCGCAGCTAATCCTACTTTGGCTACTTTTGTTAATCTTCCTTATATCATTGAGGAAATTGCATCTTCCACAGATATTGATCCGGAACGTGCTATTAACAGTCCTGAAGAGGCTAAAATTCAAGCTGAGATTATTGGAGCGTCTGGACAACAGATCGCGCAGGCAGGGCAGGGTCCCGAAGGAGCTCAGGTTCAGGGAGGCACTCCACCGAAGGCCCCTAATACAGGCCCTACAGGTAATGGAGGCGGAAATATAGGTACAGGCGATGTGCCTATGCCGGGAGAGGATAGCTTCAGTGGAAACGTTTGATCTGAAACAGCTTAGGCCGGTGTTTTCTGGTCCGACAGGAGATATACTAGTCAAATATCTAAAGTATAAAAAACATAGAGTATTTGAAAATATGTGCAATGCTCCTGTCGAACAATTACCAGAGCTTAGGGCTAAAGCGGCTCTTTTAAATGAAATCTTAGATTATAAGGATAAGTTTAATGCCTGATACAGAGTTACTTGCAGAAAGTGCCTATGATAAGGCCTTGGCTGCTTTAGGCTTGAAGAAGTGGCGTACTTCTCGCGGAGGTATTTACTATGGAGATCGTCCTCAAGGAGGAGAGCAAGGAGGTGCTAGTGTAGGCCGAGTCTCTTCTCATCAAACAGGTGGTCCGGGAAGTGATTCTGGCACTCCGGGTACAGGTACTCCTAATACTCCTTCTACAGGACAATCTACATATCAAGGAGGTTCTGTGTCAGATGGTGGTAATACACCTGACGTAGGAGGAAGCGGCCCAAACCAAGGTGCAGGAGAGGTTCCCGATTTCTCGGAAATGTCCAGTAGTGAAATTGATAGCTACATGGATACTTTCAATGACCAAATGGAGATGATGCAAAAATCTACTGCTCCGGTGCCGGGTATTCCTACCGCAATGAAAGGCTTTCAAGTAGCCGTCAATCAGGCAGCGAAATCTGCACAACAAAATATCTCAGATCAAACAAAAAGTATCGCAGAAGATATCCGAAGTGAACACGGAGTTACTTTTGGAGGTACTCCTGCAGATCAGCAGGGTGATCCCGGAAACCCAGAAGGGCAGGCCGGAGAAGGTGGAACAGGTTCCGGAGAGGGAGCTGGCGTTAGCGTTGGCGGAGACGAATATGGTGGGGATCAAGGAGGTTACGCTGCAGGCGGTCAAGTCACAGCAAAACCTACAGATCCTCCCGTACCTCCCGGACAAAACCCAGATACCGCGGATAATGTTAAAGCAAAATTGTCTGAGGGAGAATTTATTATTCCCGCAGATGTAGTGAGATTTCTCGGAGCAGATAAGCTTAATAAAATGATTATGAAAGCTAAAACTGACATGTCCGAGATGGATAAAGAACAAGCAGGACGTAAGGCAGAGGTACAAAAAGAAAAAACCGAAGCTAAAGCTCCTGCAACTGAGCAAGTACAGCAAGAAGGTCAAGCACCGGCAGGGCCCCTCGCTGCACTTGGAATGTAAACCGGGCTACCCTCATTAGAGGCCCCCATAATAATATAGCGGCTACCCGTAATGGCCCCGCATGGAGAGAGCATGTCAGAAGCACTGATTAACAAACCTTATCAAAACAAAGAGTATCAATCACAAATCGATTACGAAGGTGAGCCTGTAACTCCGGAAGATAAACTGGACGCAGTAGACGACAAGGAGTTGCCTAAAGAAGAATTAACATACAAAAAACGGTATGGAGATCTTCGTAGGTATCATTCTCAGAAAGAACAGGAACTTCGAGACGAAATTGAGGCTCTAAAGAAAAAAGCAGAGGCTACGCCTGCATGGGCCCCCTCTAAATCTGATGAGGAGTTAGAAGCATTTCGTGCACAAAATCCTGAAGCTGTAGATCTTATTCAGAGTCTTAGTCATCAGACTAATAAAGAAACAATGGATGAGTTGAAAGCACTTAGGGAAGAACAGGCTAAGAACGCGTCGAAATTGGCTCGAGAGCAAGCTAAGAGCTATGTAATCGCAGCACATTCCGATTACGAGGAAATTATCAATGATGATGCTTTCCATGCTTGGGCAGAAAGTAAACCTAAATATTTAGTGGATAAAATTTATGATCCAGATAATATTGATGGTGAATTTACTGCAGACATTATCTCTCGATACAAGCTAGAAGCTGGTAGTAAGAAAACCAGCGTTAGCGAAGACTTTAAGAAAGCTGCATCCCAGATCGTTGGTGGCGGGTCCAAAGTGGACGTCTCTACTGGCAAGAATGAAAAGATTTGGACAAGTAGTGAAATCCAAAACATGTCTCTCACTGAGTACGAAAAACACGAGGATGAAATCTCGCGAGCTCAACGAGAGGGACGAATTGACATAACTAGATAGGAAATAACTCATGGCTTTTCAAGCATCATGGGGCAACCTGCCACAAGGTAATTTTGTACCTGAAATCTTTTCTAAGAACGTACTAAAATTCTTCCGCCGTGCGGCTGTGGTAGATGCCATTACAAATAACGATTATTATGGCGAGATCTCGAATTATGGTGATACGGTCCGTATCATTAAAGAGCCTACAATCGCCATCGGTGATTACTCTCGCGGTCAACAGACTACAATCCAAGAAATTCAGGATGATGAAACAACTCTGACAATTGACAAAGCTAAATACTTTGCATTCGGCGTTGACGACATCGAATCCAAGCAATCTCATGTAAACTGGGAAACCCTCGCTACGAGTTCTGGTGCGTATAGTTTGAAAAATGACTATGATAAAGTAATCCTGAACAACATTTCTGGTACTGTACTAGCGGATAACGTATATGGTACAGACGGTACTCCAATTGAT